ACTTCTTAAGCAATTCAGCACGTTCAGTTGGCCCAGCAACATCAGCTTTGGCTTGTTGAGTAATAGCTTCTGCAGCCAGTTTAGCGGTCTTGGCGGCGGCTTCTTGGGCTTTATAAATGCTTTCCAATTCAGTACGGCCAGCAGGGGTCTGAAGCAAACGTGATTGAACCCTTGAAATGTCATAACTTGGCGCAGTGCCTGCAAAATTCTCAGGCAATGGCGTACCTTGATCCGCCATTTGTTGACGCTCCTGAACGTCCAACATCTGTGGTCTTTCGGGAGTGCCAGGTTGGAATGCCTGCTGTGCAAGTTGTCTTGCTTGCAATGTTTCTTGCTGTCCTTGAATCTGTTGCAATCTGACTTGTGCTTTGTCTGATAAATCAAGTAGCTTTAAAGCAAGTCCTGTGTTACCCATTTGACTTGCTTGTTGAGCCGCATTGACCAAAGACTGGGGATCGCGCAAATTCAAGCCCTGTAACAATTGAGATTGCTGAGTAATCATCTGCAATTGTGGGTCTTCTACACCCATAGCACCTGCAATAGCACCACCAAGACCTCTAGCACCCGCATAGGTCATTGCTGCACCCGCTTGACCAGGAGTTAGTTGAGCAAGGTCAATACCTTCTTGTAAAGCACTTCTACGCTGTTGCTCACCATACATTTGTGGAGTCATGCCAAACAGACCCGCTACGATATTAGTTTCTGCCATGATGAATCCTTACAAATATAAACCAAGGTCTTGGTTGCCATAATAAGTACCAGTACCGAATGTTGTTGCTGGCGCACTCATAGCTGTAACGGGTGGTACAGCAGACAATCCCCCTGTCAAAGCCTGACTAAGCAAAGGATTAGAGAAAGCACCATATAAGGCAGAAGCATATGGATTTCTAGTAGCATCTGCGCTAGTTGCCAAGTTAACACTTTGTCTTGCACCCTCTAAACCAAGTTGTCCAACTCTTGCACCCGAAGTAGACGCTGTTTGACCAAGAGCTGCACCCAATTGGAATGGCTGTTGACCCGCAGTCTCCAAGGCTTGCATCTGACCAAAAGCCGCATTGTAAGGAGCATAAGACTGTTGCAAACCTGTGTAGTAGTTGCCAAGAGTCTGTGCGCCTGTGCCATACAATCCCGCACCAAAACCAATCCTTTGTTGATCCAAAGCCTGTTGTTTAGCAAGAGTATCCATGCCAAACTGTTGACCCGCCATGCCAAGTTGTTGACCCGTACCAAACAGACCCGCACCAAACTGAACTTGTTGTTGACCATATAAAGGAGCATTTGCCGCCAATTGAGCCTCTTGAGTAGCACGAGCGTTATACAAAGCCTGTAGTTCAGGAGTAGTAGCACCCAAAGCACCGCCTTGAGCCACAGAAAGACCACCTCGACCTTGTTGCTGTAGTTTGTTTTGCAGATTAGCTAACTCTAACTCTCTGCCTGGTTGCAACAAAGCCATCTGCTGATTGAGATAGTTCTGAGCAACCTCTTCAGGAGACTGAGCAATGTACTTTTCACCAAGAGTTTGAAGTGCTCTGCTACCAGCAGATTGAGTTAAATAGTCTGTAGCAATTTGACCAAGACGGGCATCAGTAGGTTGATTCAAAGCACGTTGACCCAAATCAAACATCATATTTGCACCAGTTTTCAAGGGTGCATATACAGCGGGAGCAAGTTCTACTTGTTGAAGACCTAAATTAGCTTGTGTGCGGAAAAAGTCTTGTGCATATTTAGCTTCAGGGCTTAATGTATACCCTGCGCTTGTTATTTGACCTGTTACTGGATCAGTCTTAAATTCAGAAGTACCGAATCTAGTAGTCATGCCAATTGGCTTAAATGCCGCAGATGCTTTAGCCGCAGCAGTCTCAGTGTCAATCATTGCCCTTGCTTTATCAGCCGCTTCTTTAGAAGTTTGCTGTTGCATAAGACCAGCCGCAGTTTGTGCGCCTGTTGTAAGTAGACCCGCATATTGAGCCGCAGTAAGACCTAACTTTGCCGCATCAGCAATCTGGGAGGCGGTAAGTGCTGTTGCCGCAGTATTTACTGCAGCGGGTGTCAAAAGACCAGGAGCAGCCGTTCCCGCTAGTTGAGCCGCTGTATAACCTGCCGCAGTTAACTCAGCCGTTGTCAATCCTGCCGCAGCCGCTTGTGCAGGGGTTAAACCAGCCGCAAATGCTTCTGCCGCAGTAAGACCTTCTCCCGCCATTGCACCTGATCCATAAATCGATGAAAGTGATTCAGGGCCAAAAACTCCAAATGCCGCAGCCGCCACTACTGCCGCTTTTAACAAGTCTTTTTTCAGAGTGCTAGAAGACGCACCTTCTGTGTAAAAGATAGGTTTTCCAGAGTCTGTAAACTGAACACCAAAACCAGTATTACCATTGCCTTCGTATGAACCAGACCAAAGATTCCCCTTGGTTCTTTCACCATAACCAGAGACAAGTTTTGCACCAGTTTCTGTATTGATGATGCCACTAGCAGTTTTACCAACTTGAGAAATATCTGTAATACCACTCTTAGCAAGGTCATCAGCCATGTAACGAGCCGCTTGGTCAGGCTTAACATCACCCTTCCAAGTAGCAGTTGTGTTCTGGGCTAATATCTGTTTAGCTAACTTATTTACATTGTCAGCCGTATAGGTAAAAGAGCTTATGTGTTCAACAACTTTATCTTTGCCAATTCCATAGGTTGCTGCCGCAGAAATAATGTCTTTGATCGAGGCATTTGGTTCAAGCCAACTAAGGTCTCGTAACGCTTGCTTCATCTCAGCATCTGTATATGTCTTTTTAACTCCAACAGTTTCCATTGCTTGTGACATTGCTTGGCGAGTAGTTCCTGGGTCTGTTTGCGCTTGAACACCAGAAGTCTGTGTTACTTGACCAGTAAGATTTGCTGGAGCATTAACTTGTACTGCCTGACCACTAAGCAGGCCTGTTGTTGTGCCAGCCAAACGTGCTTTTTCTATTGCGGCCTTTTCTAGTGCATTAGTAATTTGTGTTTGTTCAGCACCGCTTTTAGGCATCATTCCACTTGTAATAGCACCTGGAACTTCATTGGCAATATCTTGTGCGTTTAACTTCTTCCACTCTGCCGACCATAAAGCATCTGCTGTTGCTTTTTGCGCTGGTGTTGCAAAATTGTTATACCAAACAGAGCCACTGCTATTTGGGTCATTCCATTTTTGCTGACCTAAATATTTAAGAGTAGTTGGATCAGATGGATTAAAGCCAGGCGCACTCCAAATTAACTCTACTTGCTTACCTGTAGGATCTGTTACTTTTTGTGATGGGCCTGTATATCCAGTTACATTTGTAGGTTGATAACTTCCTACTGGCGCACCACCATAATTAGTTTCGTAATCAATGGTTTGTGGTAAAGCACTAACGTTTAGTGATTGATATGCTTGGTCAATTTGCGATGGTGTAATGCCATAGGTTTGCATGGCATAGGCAGCCAAATCGTATGCTGATGTAGTCGGACGAGCCGCTAACTCAGCCGCTAAAGCCGCATTGATTTGCTCTTGTGTATATGCCATGATTTCTTCCTTTAAGCACCAGTATTTCGAGCAGCTTCAGCCGCTTGATAAGCCGTAATAACTTCAGCAGTCCAAGCCACATTGCAAATAGCAACGACATTGGCGGGGACGCCAGTTAAGTCTTGTGCAGGTGTAAGGCTTGAACGATGAAACTTCTTGCTAATCTCAGTACCATCCTCAAAGATACGTGTGGCCTCACGATAGAGAACTGAGCCATTTTCTTCAACAGTAATTTGGTCTACTGAAGTTGTTTTCGTAAGTGACATGATGATTTCCTTTTAGTTAAATCCGACCGAGCTAATCTGGCTTGGTTAAGAGGTGAAATATGTGCAAGAAAAAATAATTCCAGAACCAGCTTGAAAGTATCCAGCAATTGCAGATGTTTTTGTTCCAGAAGCAAATGTTTCAAGAGTCATAATTGTTCCGCTATCTCCAACATATCCCATTAAATTAGAAGCAGTATTCATCCCATAGATGTGGATTGAAGATGCGGCAGTTGCACCAACTGTAACGGCTGCAGTAAATGGCAAACCAGCTAATTTAAGTGTACCTGATGGAGAACTAACAGCGGAAATATAAGCAAAGCCTGTAATAGTTACCTGTCTTCCTGTCTTTGTGTACATGAATGTTGAGTAGCTAGGATCAATCGTAATTGTTCCACTTCCGCAAGTAAAACTAGCCGTAAATGTACCTTCCTCATAGTCATCTAGCGTATTAGCGTTAGTTGATGCTGATTGAGTTGCGGGGAATGTGATGCCTGTGCCTGATGTGGATGGGGTTGTACCGCCAACTCCAAGATTATTTTGTAGTTGCAAATTACCCGATGTGGTTAAAAACATTCGCAGACTGGCAGCTGTAAGGTCATAAAAATATAACTGACCTGCATAGGGTGAGGTTGCTGAACTTCCACCAATACCAATCTCAAACCCTCTACCACTTGTTCCGCTGTTTTTCAAATGAAGAATACTAAATCCAGTTGTAGATGCACTTTCTATGTAATTTGTCGCATTTAAACTAGATGAGTATGTGTGAAGTAAAGCCGTTGGCGTACTTGTTCCAATTCCAACTTTACCTGTGTTGTAGTAAATATCAGAACCAGTAGTTGTCCATTGGCTTGAGCCACTTACTGTTGCAAACGATAAAACACCAGAGCCATTGGTTTGCAAAACTTGTGCGCTTGTTCCATCAGCAGCAGGAAGTGTCCAAGTTACATTGGCAGCAATCGTATCTGGTGCTTTGAAAGATACATAGTTTGTGCCGTTATCTGTGTCTTCGTACAACTTCAGATTAGAGCCAGCCGTTGAGTTTCCAAGAACATCTAATGCCCCTGTAAACACAGCCGCACCAGTATCACTCAATGTTGCACCAGTAGAGTTCTGAAGCAACTTACCTGTTGTGCTATCAAAACGAGTAAAAGCATTATCGGTAGAGGATGCAGGGCCAACTACATCACCACCACCAGCAGGACTAGACCAAACGCCATCACCACGCCAGAATGTGCTAGATGTTGCGCCTGTTCCTGAGTTTAAGTTTGTAACTGGTAGGTTTCCTGTAACGCCTGTAGAAAGGGGTAAACCTGTGGCATTAGTTAGAGTAACACTTGCAGGAGTTCCAAGAACAGGAGCAACAAGAGTCAGTGCTGTGCCGTTGGTTGTAGCACCTGTAATACCACCAAAAGCACCTGCATTGTTGTACTGAACCTGAGTAGTAGAACCGCCTGGTGTTCCACCGCTAGATGCCGCAATGGTAATTCCACCTGCGCTGTTGGTAATCGTGACGTTTGTTCCCGCAGTCAGAGTGGCTTTAGTTAAAGTGTTGCCAGTGGTATTGCCAATCAACAACTGACCATCTGTATAGCTTGTCTGACCTGTTCCACCATTAACAACGGGAAGTGTTCCTGTTACACCAGTTGACAAAGGCAAACCAGTTGCATTAGTCAATGTGCCGCTTGTAGGTGTTCCAAGGATAGGAGTCACCAAAGTGGGTGAAGTGGCAAATACTGCCGATCCTGTTCCTGTTTCATCAGTCAAAGCACCCAAAAGGTTGGCAGAACTGAATGAACCCAAAGATGTTGCATTGCCAGTAGAAGTAATAGCACCTGTTAAATTAGCATTTGTAGTGACATTACCTGCTGTCAAACCAGAGGCAGTGCCTGTGATGTTTGTGCCAACCAAAGCAGATGGAGTGCCAAGAGCAGGAGTAACCAAAGTTGGGCTATTGGCAAACACCAAAGAACCACTACCTGTTTCATCTGTTACGGCAGAAGCCAAGTTAGCAGATGATGGAGTACCCAAGAATGTAGCCACTCCAGTACCCAAACCACTCACACCAGTTGAAATTGGCAGACCAGTTAGGTTAGTTGCCGTACCAGAAGCGGGAGTTCCCAATGCGGGAGTCACAAGTGTTGGCGAGTTTGACAACACAACATTGCCTGTACCTGTTGAGCTAGTTACACCAGTACCACCTTGAGCAACTGTTAAAGCTGTTGTAAGGCCAGTAATAGAAGTAATGTCAGAGTTTGCACCACTAGCGGCTGCACTTAAATTAGTTCTTGCATTAGCGGCTGTAGAAGCACCTGTACCGCCATCAGCCACTGCTAAATCGGTAATACCAGTAATCGTACCGCCAGTAATTGCGGCAGAAGCATTGTCTGTCTTTGTCGCAACAGCAGTGGCAATATTGTTGAATTCAGTATCAATCTCAGTGCCTTTGACAATCTTTAAAGGATTGCCAGAGTTAAGATTATCTTTGGTAGCAAAATTGGTTGTCTTTGTATAGTTACTCATGGTTTACCTCTTATCCTAGTCTTCCATCTTTGGCTTGAATTTCAATCTTTTGAATAGAAAACGAAACATTGTTAATTGTAGTTTCATATCCAGTTTGGACAATCTTTCCCGCACCTGAAGCATTGGCTCTTAATGTTTTAATTGGTACACCACTTGTGTACTCTGCAATGCCATACTCGGCAGTTCCATATTCGTAACTGGTTTGAGTTGGTATATAAATATTTTGTGACTGATAAGCACCAGAATAGTCAAAGCCCCACTTGATTGATAAATACTGATTTGATCCACCAATCACAATGGCTGAAACAGTCTTTAAAACAGAAATTTGATTAGGATTTCCTAAGTCAGCATTGTTTGTGTAGTACGCAAATCGGTACGTTAAAGTATCGTCTAAATAGCCACTGTACTTACCAATATAGCCATTTTTACCAATATACAAGTCACCATTACGCAAAGAACGCAAGGATGTTGGCGCAATAGAATCCCATTTGGTTACACGGGAAGCACCATCTTGCAAAGATTGTTTGGTATCAAAGCAATAAACTTGAAAAGTAGCGGGTAAAACAAGCAGATAAAAGGCTTCTTTTTCTGAGTAAACAGACTTCAAATTAGCCAATGTTTCGCTTGCCAATGATGAATTTAGGTCAAAACGCACGTTCTTAGACAAGTCTCTCAGGGGTGCAGACTTCTCTTGAATAGTCCTCATCAGTGAGCGAACACCTGAATCTGACAAGAAAATCACATCAGAGCCAACGCTTTGAATCGTATCTCTTGCTATGCAACCAATAGAGCCTACTGTGTCGCTTAGAACGATAGTTGCGGGCGTAGAAGCACCAGAATAAACAAGAATCTGTCGTTTACCAAAGATAAACAAGAAATCATTGTGTGCTGCCAAGCCCATAACTTCGTCAGCACCATTAGGCCAAACCCGTGAAACGTCTAATGAACCTGAAGTACCACCACCCCATACATGACCCGCAATCAGATCAGAGAAGCTAACTGTTACTTTATCTGTAGAAGTATTAGCTACCCAAAGGCGACCAAATGCCGATAAACAGATGTTTGCTTGTGGAACTGTAGCTACATAACCAGTTTTCTCAGAGACTCTGCGATAAGTAGATGTACTTATAGCGGGGTCATAAATCAAAGGATCGTGACCACTTTGAAAAAAATATGCAATGCCATTTAAAGAAGCACATTGCCAATTAGAAGCAGTAATAGTAGGAGCAGTTCCTCCACCACCATAGGTCAACTCAGTTACTACGTTAGAAGCACCAAGTTTGAATATTTTGTTATTTCCTGCGAACAGAACTGTCAAAGTCCCGTCAGTCTGGACTAATTCATGGATCACTCCGACATCATTAGCACCGAGGTTTCCAGATGATGAGTTAACCCTTGTCCAACCTTTTCTAGCACCAATACGACCATACTGATCCAAGATGCAGTTAGTCGCAACCAAAGCAAAGCCAATACCCAAATCAAGTGGGGATTCTTCAGTATTCAGGCCATAAAAGCCTGGTGCTGAAAGACTGTAGCTTTGTAGAGGCTTAGACATTACACAGGCTCAAAGTTGTTTTCTACATAGCGAGTGCCTTCAAGTGCAATGGCATCTGAGAGCATTCCCCTGAATAAAGCATAGGCTTCGGAAGAGGCAGTTCCTCCATCCTCGCCACGCTCAATTAAAGCTCTTGCATAAGCACTTTGAGCAACCAAATAATCCAATACTTTCACAGAGGTCGAGTCTGATGATAGGTTTGCTTGCGGTACAGCCAAATCAAACATGACTGTATAGACCCCATTAGGAATTGGAAATAACTCTACTTTAGTGTCTCCACTAGAGTCAACACCATCAAAAGTAAACTCAGAAGGTATGCCAGTTGATGGAGTACCAAAGTTCAGTTTGCGGTTCATGTCCACAAAACTGATATTTTTTAAACCAATAAAACTTGTTGAATTGATAGCATCGTTAACTTGGAACTTCTGACCCGCACCCGTCATTGAATATGCGTGTGTGTTCGCAGTAGTTGTGATAGTCACTGTTGTGCTAAGAACATTCCAATTAAAGGAATCTTCAATTTGACGCTTAGCATCATTGACAAACTTGCCAATCAAGGAAGAATAAGTTGTTTCGCCAACAGTAGATACTGTGCTTTCACGCAAGCGAACTAACACATCGTTAACAAGTTCTAAGTAAGTCATGTTCTCTGTGACCCTTCAATTTCAAATGTTGCAAGTACAGACATTGTTGCTCCCGCTTCAGAAGTAGCACTTATGTAATCACCTTCTTCCATGACAAAATATTGCCCATTTGAGATAAGTGTTAGTGTTGTTCTAGCAGATAAAACTTGCTCACTCACAACTGCAATTGTTGTAGCAGTGCTTGCGTCATACCAATTAAAAGAAATATGCTTGCTAGGAGAAGTATTGCAAACGTGCAAGAGTGAACATTTAGCGTAATAGCCAGTAGGAACTGTATACAGCGTAGTAGCCGTATTAGCAGTTAGATTCTTACCGACAGAAACTGGTCTCACTTCATATTCCTCTTAGAGATCGCTTTAGCCTTAGCTTTAGCGTCTTCCTTGGACGTTGCGCCCCAAGCTCTAAGAGAAAGTAAAAGTCGGGTAGGCTTTCCATCTTTCATCTCAGCTCCTGGCATATTGCCCATGCGTGCTAAAAAGGATGCCCTACGAGGGT